AGTGAGAAAAGAGAACTCTCCATATACTGAGAGTGCAGAATTGATGCCATAAGAACCACCTGCTTTACCAGACAGTTCGATGTCACCATCAGCATCATCAGGAGCCAGTAGGGCAGGTCCTCCCTGCACATACCAGTTAGCACCTTCGTAACCAACGTGTACATCTGTCACTGAGCCAGTGTAATCAGAGCCAGCGAAACCGGAATTGGTTTCCACGTTGGCGTAAGGTCCAGCCAACACTGGATTTGCAGCCAACAAAGTGGCAGGGAGGAGTGCAATAATTTTTTTCATTGTAATAGTTAAGGTTAATAATTTAGAAATTTACGTTTGAATTTTCAAGCTTGGCCATGATCTCTTGGCGGTAAGCAGGATCTCGGTCATACCGTGGGTCTTGCATAGCATTGACTACCTCGGCTTGACTTTTAAATCCCTTAGTTGTTTCGGTCGGAGCCTTACCTTGAACAAGCTTACCTTCTACTCCGACCTTATCACCGTAACGATAAGATAGGGCCTGCATTGCAAAGAATGCTGCATTGCGATCCCCCGATTCCATTACGGAATCGTACATCTCAATCTCGGTGTCACTGATATTATCCACTGCCCATGCAATCATTTCATTGTATTGCTTTTCACCACCAATTGAATTCATTAATGTGGTGGCATCTTCTTGTGTGATCTCACTAGTAGGTTGCGTATTTCTGTACTCAAGGTACATCTTTGCAAGATCAGTTGGATTGGATTCTGAGAGTTCTTTTAGAATATCATCGCTGTACTCTTCGCCTTTAGATTGTTCCCATAGACGATCGAATAAGGATTCATCCGCTTCTTCTTCTTCTTCTCCACTATCTTCTTCTTCAGATGTGTCCTCTTCTTTATCAGAACTATCACCAAGTTTTTTCTGTAGTTCTATATAAGCTGCTTCTAATTCTTCAGCATTTTTGTACTTACCAGCAAGCATAGTCTCCTGGTCATTGGCCATTTCCTCGCCAATAGCTAGAGACTCCTGCTCATCTGAATTTAGTTCTCCCTGTGCATTTTCTTCAGGGAGCATTGACATTACTTCTGCCATTAATAATTATTGGAGTGGTGGTTGTTCTACTTGTTGTTCAGCTAGTTGTGGATTTTTTGATGGGTCCATTATCGGACTCTTCATAGCATCTACGTTCATTTGCTGCTGCTGCATCGCCATTTCTTGTTGCTGTGCAGCCGCTTGTTCTTGCTGAACTTCTTGCATTGAACGTACAAGGTTTAGAATATCAATACCTTGTGCTGCTGCAAGTCGTTTAATAACCTCATCAGTGTTGATAAAGTTTGCAATTGCTTCTGGACCTAATGTTTGTGCAAGTATTGTCAGGAATTGTGCCAAGCTTTCTCTGTCTTGTCCACGTCCTAATGCATTGATGCCTGCAACAATAGTTGGCTTAACAATATCCTTTGGAATTTTTGGGATCTCTCCCTTGCGTTCTGCATCACTAAGTTTTTTATTTAAGTATGGAACAAGGAAGTCAACAGTAAGCAAACTAAATAGTCCTCCTAGTTGTTGTTCTAGTTCCATCTGTGTCATGCGTACTTCTTCAGCAGTAGTACGTTCACTTTGTCTGATGTTTAATACAAGGAATGCATCACTGATTCGTTGAGCCAATGTACCAACCATTTCATATGCAGTACGGAAGTCGGCTGTCTTACCAACTTGGATAACACCGATGTCATCAGGTCTGCCCTGAATGATCGCTCCGTTGCCTGCTGCTGCCAATGTAGAAGGCTTAGTTGTACTTGAAGGACTCACAGTAAAGACAACCTTAGCTGCCGCTGCTGACCCTTCTACTAATGCCTGAGACAGTCCCTCGAGGGATTTAAGATCGCCAATAAACTGACCAACTCTGCCTCGCCCGTAGGCTTCACCATCCACTGTATTAAACCTAAGCGGAATCCAAGGGTTCAAATCAATAGGTGCTTTACCTTGTGATCCTTTTACCAGTTTGTCGTTCACCTCTTGGTGCCAAACAAACCGATTGTTATCACGCCTGACGTGTGTATACACATCAACGTCATCACCATAACCCCCATCATCATCAACGCGATTGGGCTCTAGTACCTCTTTAGGTACTTGTGTTTCAATAAGATCTTTAGAGATCCTTTCCTTGGTGACTATTTCAATCACTTGACCGTTCCCATCTCGATCCACTACGTAGCGGTTCAGGGGATATACCTTTAGTCCTTGTTTACCCATAAAGACAAGAGCATTACCTGCTACTACTAAGTGCAGCAGTGCTTGGTGTACAGACACTCGGTCATCAGATGCAGAAATTGATTCAAGAATGATCCTTTCTACTTTGGCAAAAGACAAGTCAAGTTCTGACTTCATCTCAGGTGCCATGTTTTCACCAAGTTGACTTTCGTCTAGTTGTAGTTTGAAGAAGCTTGTTTGTACAGGTAGGAGAGCAAGCATTAATTTACTTGCTAAAGTGACACATCCCTTGGCACCCACCGATTGGTAAGGAGTCTTGAGTTGTTTCATACCTGTCATGTGTTCTTCATGACCACGGATTAAATAAGGAAGGGTAAGCTCTGATGCTTGCCTAGCTTCTTCTAAAAATTGAGAACGATCGCTTGCTAAATAGTCATACCTAGTACGTGCGTTCATTTAAGATACGTTTAATGTTGTGTTTCTAATTCCTTGGATTCGATTACCTCTCCTGCCAAAGGAGTCCCGCATAATTCTTTGTCTGCTACCTTGCGGTGTACCTCTAACTCCAAAAATTGGATTCCTAGTAGCAGGGTTCATCTGCGCTGTTAATGTTTGACGCATATCAGTCATTTGTTGCTGATAATTTTGTTGTTGCTGTACAAACTTGTCGTCGTATCCCCTAATTGTATCCATTAATCCTGATATCTGTGTACCAAAATTGTCTTGCATCGTCTGTAACTGTGCTCCATAGTCTGGAAGTCCAGCCTTATAGTCTTCAAACAATTCCTGAGCAGTTGGTCCAGTTTCTACTGGAGCTGGTTCAGGAGCTGCAGATGCAGGAGCTGCAGGTGCAGGAGCTGCTGGTGCTGCTGCTTGGCTTGCAGCGTTAAATGTATCTCTTGCCAGACGTTTAATTAGTAAAGGTTCAAATGTAGGTCTTGTAGTATTAATCCTTCCTGCTTTATTTTGCTTAGGTGCCTTTTCAAAAGCTGATACGGAATCTCGATAATTACGAATGTTTTCGTTCTGAATTGCTTGAAGACTAATACCTCTGCTAGCTGCTTTTTCAGCTTCTCTCTTACTAATCTTACCATTACTAGAAATCTTTGCAATAAATTTTGATCTTTCTTCCTTTGCTTTTTTTTGTTTTTTACTTTTTTTAGCCATTAGTTTTCCTCCATATAACGGATGATCCACTCAACGACACTACGTTGACCAGATCGATACATAATTTTCTCCATTGAATCATCAGGTGTAGGTGTAATGGGTGGGAAAGTTTCTTCTAATTGATGTGTAAGACCACGGGCTTGCATACCCACTGTCTCAAGCATACTGAGGGAGGTTGACATTACTATGTTCAAAGAATGCTGGCATCCGTGCAGACTTAGTAAAAGAAAGCTCTGGAGCTTTACCTTGATACATCAAGTTGTCACTGGAATCCAGCCAAAATTTTTTGTCTAAATATTTATCGGTATTACTACCGAGTGGTTGCATCACCCAATTAATAGTTGCTTTACGTAGTTTGTCCAGGCTTGGAGAAACCTCTAGTCCTAGTTCCCTACAAACAATTGAGTTAGTTGCAACGTGAATCTGTTCGTCTCGTGAGATATCGGCACTTACGGTGCGCATTCCACTGTCACCATTAGCGCGGAGCAATGGTAAAAGAACGAAGAAAATTGCACGCTCGGCAACCATCGCTTTGAGGATCGTATGATCCGGATGCGCTGTCCAAGCATCACGTAGCCGTAACGCTTCAGCTTCAGCCTTTTGATCAACCCCGTAAGCATTGGCAATGTAACCAAGTGCCAAGTCGTGGTTCTCCTCGTCTTTGATGTTTGACTCGAGAATCTCTCGCGATGACTCCGGTACGTCGGTAACCAATGCATCACGAATAAAATCTCCCACAGGTAGTTCCATATGTCTTAAGGCAAGGGCACGGAGCAACGTTTCGTGTGCACCCTCCTTGCATGTACCAGCAGTTGTTTGTACTGGTGTCCATTTCCGTTTCCGGCTTAGTAATTTTTGATAAGGATTCATTCTTGACAATCACATTGAAGTTCTTCATTTAAAATATCCTCTAAATAGCTGTCCACTTCTGACTCATCCAATGCAGCATATGCATTAGTTTTATCTTGTGTATCTGACATCACTTGTAGTGAATAATAGAGGCTAGTTTGCGGGGACCTTAGCCACTCTTCCACGAATGCATTATCGTAGGTTACAACATCACTCCAAGAGTTAAAGCTATATCCATGAAGAAGCCCTGTGTTATTGAGTAGTGTCATCAGTCCATCAGCGACTGCCTTGTAGGCATCCCAACCAACTTCTGATGCAATCTCAACATCACCATAATTATATGTTTGTACACCGAACGTACCGCTATCACGGTCAACAGTACGGCTGATAGGTGGTGCAATTTCAGGGGTAGATGTGAAGCCATCGAGATCTTTTGATCTGTAGCTACACGATGCAGTAGGGGCAATTGCAAACGCCCTATCCATCCTGTTTGTCTTAGCAATACGTGCTGCAAGGCTGATGCCTAGCTTCAGCTGTACTGCTAGTTCATATGCTGGTGTACGAATTACTTCACCGCTATTCAAGCAACGAAGTCCTTCACCAAACTGTGCATACGTTACACCGTACCGCCGTAAGAGATTTGCGAGGCCGAGTACTCCCAGTCCGACTTGTCTGTCTGTTTCACTTGGGAGATATTCTCCTGAATTGCCAACGCCAGTTCGACCATGGAGTTCGCACAATTCTGACATCCCTTCAGAGAAAGCTCTTGGAATGTCGTCAAATTCACAGGCACCGAGATTGACATGCTGCAAGAGACAGGTGCCTCGGCTTGGCAAGTACACCTCAAGGCATACGTTCCCTCTGATTCGTTCTCCATTTTTGTCGTACCTTAATTTGTTTAACCAGATGTCACCTGACTTGATTCCGAATAAGACTTGTTCCTTAAACGTACAATCCTGCCACCATTCATCTGTGATGTTGATGCATCGTTTGATCCATGGCAACTCTGAGCGTGGTGTAGTAATGAACTCAAGAGCATCAGCGTGGTTGAGATCCAGGTGACACACCACAGCACCGTTTTTGTATACACCACCTCTCCTCAATACTTCATTTAACGTTGAGTAGATTCTCGCGAAAGATACTGGTCCAGATGCAACCAATCCTTTTCCATTCTCTTGACCTCGGGGTCGCAGTTCCGACAAGTGGACCGCAACTCCTGCTCCATGACGTAGGCCAAATGATACATAGCGCCACGATTTTTCCAATCCATCAGGACCCTCCATTGAGTCTTGTACTACAAATACTGTGCAGCTAACTGGAAGCCTTGACTCAGGGTTGTCGAGCCAAGATTGTACACGTCCAGTACGTGAGATTAG